GAATAACTTATTAAGACAAATGCAACAAGATGCTGGCGCCACGGCCCAGGACAACATGGGTAAGATTGGTGCGGTAGCAAACGATATTGCTGATACGGACAAAGAGATCAGTGATATTGAAGATCAGTTAAAAAAGAAAAAAGATTACAAAAAACATTTATCAGAAAATGTATTACCTAACCTCTTCGCGGAAGTTGGGTTATCAGAATTAAAACTAGCCGACGGCAGACACTTAAAGGTTTCCAATTTTTACGGTGCATCAATTAAAGAAGCTAAAAAAGAAGCAGCGTTTAAATGGTTAAGAAACAACGGATTTGGGGATCTAATCAAAAACCAAGTCTCTTGTAGCTTTGGGAGGGATGAAGATGAGAAAGCTAGGGGATTGATTAATGCTTTAAATGAAAAGGGTTACCAATCTTCACAACGCGAGTGGGTCGAACCTTCCACCCTTCGCGCATTCATACGAGAGCAGCATGAAGCAGGTAAAGCATTACCTATGGATTTGCTTGGGGCTTTCGTAGGACAAAAAACAACGATTAAAGATTAAAGGAGAACGGCCCTATGGCACAGACTAAAGCAGTCGCAGCGGCGACAAAACTAGATCTAGCAGTTCTTGCTCGTGACTCAAAGGATGCAAGTGGATTTGGCAATCTTGACTTGTCAAGAGATATCGCAATCCCTTACATCAACATACTACAATCAAACAGCCCTCAACTGAATCCGTCAAAAGCGGAACATGTTGAAGGAGCAAAAGTGGGACAGTTTTATAACACTGTTACACAAGAAGTCAGTGATTCACTTAATGTGATTCCCGTGCTTTATCAATTACGATACGTTGAATGGAAACCCCGTGAGTCTGGTGGTGGATTTGTGGAAGCACATGACGCCGACAGTGGGATCCTATCAAAAACTAAACGTGACCAAATGACTTTTAAGGATGTATTGCCAAGCGGCAACTACATTGCAACTACCGCTTACCATTATGTAATGGTTCAGGCAAAAGATGGTAGTTGGTCTCAAGCGGTTATCAGCATGACATCTACTCAATTAAAGAAGAGCAGACGCTGGAACAGCTTGATGCTGACACAAAAAGTTAACGGTCCATCGGGAAGTTTTACTCCACCTACCTACGCTGTCATTTACAAGCTTACAACCGTGAGTGAATCAAATGATCGTGGAAGCTGGTTTGGGTATCAGGTTGAGAAAGCAGGACAGGTTGAAGACGCTGACGTTTACAATGAAGCAAAATCATTTTCAACTGCTGCATCACGAGGAGACGTAGAAGCTAAACCCACTGTTGAAGGGGAGCCAGTAAAAGAGGCACCACAATCCGACAGTAAAGAAAGCGACGAAGACATACCGTTTTAGGTAGTTTTCTAAACTGGAGGTTTAGTGGAAGAATTCAAAAATATATTTGAAGGTCTCGACGTGGCTTATGGTCAGCACCAATCCGAAGGGAAACGTGCTGACGGTAAGCAGGAAGGGAAATCTTACATTGTTAAAAAAATTGTCACGGATAATTTATGGCAGTCTCATTTGGATGGCGAGGGTCCTTCTTTGGGCATTATTCCTATTATGGCTGATAATACATCCAAGTGGGGTTGTATTGATATTGATACTTATCCTATTGACTATCGTAAAATAATAAACAGCATCAGAAAATTAAAATTACCACTTGTTCCATGCAGGTCCAAGAGTGGGGGACTTCACTTATTCCTATTTTTTAAAAACCCAGTATCCGCCAAATTAATACGAGAGAAATTACGAGAGGTTGCGTCTGGTCTAGGATATTCCTCTGTAGAAGTGTTCCCCAAGCAATCAACCATACTAATAGAAAAAGGAGATTTAGGAAATTTTCTAAATCTTCCATATTATAATTCAAAAAATACAACGCGGTATGCCTATAAGGATGATGGAACAGCTGCAACATTGCGAGAGTTCGTCTCATTATATAATAAATATTCAGTAGCCGGTACCGACGAAGTTGCAATCCAGGTATCCGGTGACGTCATAAAGGATGGACCACCATGTCTACAGCAATTATGTACACAAGGATTTCCGGAAGGGACACGTAATAATGGACTATTCAACATCGGGGTTTATTTAAGAAAATTTGATCCGGACAGCTGGAAGACACTGCTGGAAGACTATAACAGGAATTACATGACACCGCCGCTCGCGGCGCAGGAAGTTGTCATTGTACAGAAACAACTGGAGAAAAAAGATTACAATTACAGATGCAAGGAGCCACCCATCAATTCCTACTGCAACGCTAAAGTATGCAGGGGAAGAAAGTACGGAATAGGGAATGGCAGTGCGGCATTGGAGTTTAGCGCACTCACCAAATTATGCACGGATCCACCAGTATGGTTTCTGGATGTAGGGGATACGCGAATGGAATTACAAACAGAGGAGCTACAGATTCAAACAAAGTTTCAGAAGAAATGCATGAATTCTTTGGACACCATGCCCCCTCTGGTAAAACAGTCAGTATGGCAGGAAAAAATTGAAAGGCTAATGCATAACCTTATCAAGATTCCTGTTTCTGATGATGGGTCTTTGGCCGGTCAGTTTGAAGCTCACCTCCAGGAGTTTTGTACTGATCGTGCCCAAGCCCTAAATAGGGATGAATTACTACTGCGCAAGCCATGGACTGAGGATGGTATTACCTGGTTTAGATTAAAAGATTTACAGGATTATTTAACAAGAAATAAGTTTACATATTTTAATACTGGCCAACTGGTTCAGGCTTTAAGAAACCTTAAAGGAAAGAGTGACAAGTATAATCTTAAGGGTAGAACAGTAAGAGTGTGGGGCGTGCCTGCATATCAGCAACAGGACTCGGCTTTTGATATAAAGGAGATAGACAGTGCCCCATTTTAAATCAAAAAGAAATGTAACTGACTTAAGATATGTGGAATCAGAAAAAGGATATTTTAATAATATATGGCAATCAATTAGATTTAGAGGTGTCGCGTACAGTATTAAAAGTAGGAATCATCTTTTAGAACTATGGAATAAACATAAAAAAGAATATGGTCCTTATTGCAGATACACTGGGGTTGAACTTACCACTAAACGTTCCACTGGTGAAGGTTGGAAAAGGAGTAGACCTACTAATATATCCGTTGACCGTGTAGATCCTAGACTTCCTTATGAAGAAGGAAATATTGTCTTTTGCACATGGGAATTTAATAACAGAAAAAGTGGTGTCACACCTGATGATTGTAAACGAATACTGGAAGTATATGAGGAAATAAATGAAAACTAAAATAATACTTGGTCCTCCTGGCACAGGAAAGACACACAACCTCTTGGAGCTTGTGGAAGAAGAATTGGCACGTGGAACGCCACCCGATCGTATTGCTTTTCTGGCTTTTACTAAGAAAGCAGCAACTGAGGCGCGTGAGAGAGCGATGAAAAAATTTAAATTAGAAGAACAGCATCTTCCTTATTTCAGGACCTTGCATTCATTTGCGTTTCATCAATTAGGACTGACTAAGTCAGAAGTTATGTCACGAGATAATTACAAGGAATTTGCACAAGCTTTTGGTATGGACTTAGGGTCTGTTACAGATGGTACCAATTCTGGTGGTGTAATTACTACAGATAACATACTGATAAATGAGGTTAATTTATCACGAATGAAATGTATGAATTTGGAGCATCATTATAATAGTTCTAATTTAAAAGATATTTCATGGCATGCATTGCTTAGAGCTCAAAGATCATTGGAAGAATTTAAAAAGAAAAAAGAGCTATATGATTTTACAGATATGATTGAATTATATTTGGAATCTGGAATGGTTCCTAAGTTAGATGTAGTATTTATAGATGAAGCGCAGGATTTATGTGCATTACAATGGCGCATGGTGGATAAGATTTCTCAAAACGCTAAAAAAATTTATGTAAGTGGTGATGATGACCAGGCCATATACAACTGGGCAGGTGCGGATGTTAAACATTTTATTGAATTACCAGGAGAGACAGAAGTACTTAAACAATCTCACCGTTGTTCCAATGCTATACAAAATTTATCAAATAGAATTATTAATAGGGTTAGATTTAGAAGAGCTAAAAGTTGGGAAGGTACAGGAACTGATGGACTAGTTGTTTTTCATAATTACCCAGAAGGAGTTAATTTAAGAGAACCTGGTAGCTGGTTGCTACTTGCTAGGACTAATTATATGCTTGATGAAATAGAGCGCGATATAAGATTACAAGGCATGTTGTATAAAAGAAATAATAAACTGCCTGTATCAACTAAATTGTTGAATGCAGTTGATGCTTGGAAAAAATTAAATAGAGAAGAAATCGTTCCACTTGTGGATATAAAAAGCATTTACTCTTACATGTCATCACAGATTGGAATTGAAAGAGGACATAAAAATTTAAAGATGGCGGATAAGGAAGAATATGAAATAGAAGAATTGGTGATGCATCACGGTTTACTTATGGCTGGTAGGCCATGGGACGTGGCATTTGATAAAGTGGGAAATAGAGATAAAGAATATTTACGTGCAATAGAAATAAGAGGAAATGTATCAAAAGATCCACAAGTGCATCTTAGTACTATTCATGGAGCGAAAGGTGGGGAAGCGGACAATGTCATGCTTCTTACTGATCTTTCCAGGAAAGCAAACGAGGCAATGGAAAAGAATTCAGATGATGAATGCCGTGTGTTCTATGTAGGGGCTACACGCGCTCGTAACCAACTACATATAGTACAACCACAAAGACAATGGGGATTTATAATATGACCAAAGAAGAAATACTTGCCCTTGCAAAAGAAATGGTAAGCAAGGACAGAAACGATACACACGGGGATGCATTCAAGAATCACGCAGAGATAGCGGAGTTCTGGAATATATTTCTAGATGGTAAGTTAAGACCAATGGCCAACATTACGGCAAAAGATGTTGCCATTATGATGATACTATTAAAGATATCACGCACCAATCAGGGTGAAAAATTTAACTTGGATAATTTTGTTGACATGGCAGGTTATTCAGCGATAGCGGGAGAAATAGGTGACTCAGGATCTTTTTAAAACAGTAAATTCCAATTGGGTCGCACCCACTGAATTTCCTAAACTAGAAGGAAAGGTGGCAGTAGACTTGGAGACGTGTGATCCACACTTGATCAAGGAAGGACCGGGATGGCCACGCAAGCGTGGCTACGTCATTGGCATTGCTGTCGCTAATGCCTCTTTCAAGGGGTACTATCCCATTGCCCACTCCGGTGGGGGAAACATGGATGAAAAGAAAGTTATTAAATATGTTAAATCCATATGTGAAGATGATTCCATTGAAAAAATATTTCACAACGCACAATATGATATTGGATGGCTTTCAACACTTGGAATAGAAGTTAAAGGAAGAGTCCATGACACCATGGTAGCTGCGGCATTAATAGATGAGAATAGGTTCTCATATACACTTAACAGCATTGTGCATGAGTATCTAGGAGAGTTCAAGAATGAACAAAAGCTTAAGGAAGCGGCTGACGCCTTTGGCGTTGATCCCAAGAACGAGATGTACAAGTTACCGTCCACTTTTGTGGGTGAATACGCGGAAGCGGATGCTGACTTGACCTACA